AAATCCCACTACTAGGAGCAAACTAATGAAACTAAAGAACCCACTATTCCTTGCAGCTGGAGCATTCTTGGCGGCATGGTCAGCAACCAACTTTGATATTGATTACCGTGCCATCCTTTGGTCAGTATTGTCAGGCATATTTGGATATGCAACACCTAAAAGATAATGACTGCGCAGGACATGGCGGCTCTTGCTGTTGCTGCTACGACCGTTATTGGTTCATTTATTGGCTCGGTGCGCTGGTTAGTCAAGCACTACCTAAACGAACTAAAGCCAAATAGTGGCTCTTCTATGCGCGATCAAATAAATACATTGGAAGCGCGTGTTGAAACAATCATTCGTATCTTAGAGAGGTAACAATTATCTCATGGCGAGAAAAGCAACCAGACAATTAGAAGATCAAGGCTACTCAGAGCTTGATGCTTATTGCATTGGGTTGCATGAATTCTACAAATCCCTAAGAAAAGCAGGCTTTACTGAGTCTATTGCTCTTTTCATGATTACAGAGCCACAGTCTTATCCAGCCTGGATCTTGCCATCTCCAGTCGAACCAGAAAGGTTTGGCGATTACGAAGATGAGGAAGATGACTAAAAAACGCTATCTAGTGATTTCGGATCTACAGATCCCATTCCATCATGAAAGAGCAGTTAAGAATCTAATCAAGTTAGTTAATAAAGAGAAGTTTGATCTAGTACTAAATACGGGCGATGAGCTGGATATGCAGTCTCAAAGTAAATGGGCAAAAGGGACACATTTAGAATTTGAAGGGCAGTTAGATGCCGATCGAACTCTGGCTCAAAACATCCTATGGGATTTGCGCACCACAGATATTACAAGATCCAACCATACGGATCGCCTATACCACACTCTCGTTAGAGGCGCTCCTAGCCTCATTGGATTACCAGAACTTGACTACTCCCGTTTTATGGGTTTCTCAGACCTGGGGATACGCTTTCATAAGAAGCCCTTTGAATTCCATAACGGATGGGTCTTAGTCCATGGTGATGAAGGATCGATGAATTCTAATGCGGGACTTACAGCTTTAGGCTTAGCCAAGAAATTCGGCAAATCAGTCGTTTGCGGACATACCCACAGAGCAGGCATATCAGCCTTTACAGAGGGCTTAGGAGCCCGATACAGGACTTTGTGGGGCGTAGAGGCAGGTAATGTCATGGATAAGGCAAAAGCCTCTTATTTGAAGGCTGGAGCCGCTAATTGGCAGATGAGCGTGGCAATCATAGAAACCCATGGAAACAGGGTGAGCCCAATGCTTGTGCCGATTAATAAAGACGGATCATTTACTGTATATGGCAAATTATATGGATGATCTAATTAGGGATGTTTTTCCTCTTAGGCGCACAATAGATAATGCTGTGGATGATGCAGAATCGTTACCATTTCGTTATCAAAATAAACCCAAATAGTCTGGGATCTGTGGTTCACTAATCCTGTAGCCAACCGAATGAGCTGGCACAAGGGAGCAAGATGAAAACAACGATAGGTACAAAAAGAGCAGCTATTGAGTATGCTCAAAGAGGTTGGGCAGTTATGCCATTGAAAGCTAAGAAAAAAGATCCCCATTTTGATCTGATTAAAAACGCCTATTTAGGCGCAACCACAGATGAAGCTCTAATCGAGTTTTGGTTTGATGTAGATCCAACAGCCAACATTGGCATTGCTTGCATCACATCTGGACTTGTGGTCTTTGATGTGGATTTTAGAAATGGTGGAGAAATCCTAGAAGAATTTGGTGAGACTTACACAGTCGCAACTGGTGATGGGTTTCATTACTACTACCAGGCAAGCCCATCTTTGACATTCAAGGGCTCATTAGAAGCTGGCATAGACATCAAGCACAAGGGATATGTTGCAGCTGCGCCATCGATCCACCCTAATGGCAAGATCTACACAGTAATAAACGATATTGAACCAGCAATGATTTCAACCGATCTATTAGAAATGGGAGCAAAATGAGCGACACATGGTTTTTCTTTATATTCTTAATTGTAGTGCCATTTGCACTTGCATTAATTTATGAGACTGTGGCACACAATAATTATCAACGCGGATTGCGTGAGGGATACCATCGAGGCAGGGCAGTCAATCGCCAAGAATTTTGGGCAGAATGAAAGCTAAAGAGATACTACAAAGTGCAACCGATGTTATGCAAGATCGTGGTCGAATCTATGGTCATCCGAAAATCAACCAGGATCGGATCGCTAGGAGACTTACCAATTTACTTGATTTCCCAATCGAGGACTACCAGGCTTGCCTTGCAATGGTCGAGGTCAAGCTCTCACGAATCCAAGAATCCCCAACCCACATCGACTCATACATCGATGCCTGCGCTTATCTCGCATTAGCCTGCGAACTTAAAAATGGAGAGGATGAGTTATATGTTTAACCTAGATGAATACACAACCGTACGCGAAAGAATTATCGAGTTTTGGAAGAGGTACCCAAATGGTCGCATTGAAACTGAGATATTGGAATGGTCTGATAAACGCTTTATCGTTCGTGCAGCAATTTATAGAGAAACCACAGATCAACATCCATTCGCGACTGGGTTGGCTAATGAAGTCATATCAGACAGGGGCGTTAATAAGGATTTTGCGCTGGAAAATGGAGCTACTTCAGCGATCGGTATTGCTTGTGGTAACGCAAATATCGGAGTAGATAAACACAAAAGTAGCAGGGAAGAGATGAAGAAAGTCATTGAGGTCAATAAGGCTAAAGAGCCGGTTACTGAGGGACATAAGGATTACTGGACTACGCCATTCGGGGAGCAAGAGGAATCAATTAAGAAAGTCCCAGCACCTAGCACAATGGATCAAGCTGTAAATGTTGTTGCAGAAATCTTAGGCACAGACAAAGACAAACCTCATTGCGCTCATGGAGCCATGGAATGGAAAACAGGAGTTACAAAGACTGGCAAGCCATGGGGTCATTACAAGTGTTCAGGTGCAGCTAACGGTGCAAATGACAGATGCCCTAAGGATCAAGATGTGATTTGGTATGAAATTAAACCAGATGGATCTTGGGGCAAACAGAAAGCGAGAATGTAATGGGGTATGTAGAAGTGCATAATGTAGATGGTGAAGGTGGATGGACAGATTTAGATGACATTCCATTAATTGAAACAGTTAATTGTCAATTATGTAATGAGCCAACAGAGGCTTGGAATATTATGGCTAACATTGTTATCAAGGATGGTTTGGTCTCTGTTGGTCAATGGCAATGTCGTAAATGTCATGCGGTCAATGGCTAATTCAAGGAGAGCAAGGGGTTTCCGCACAGAGCGTGTCGTAGCTGAGTACCTATCGACTTGGTGGACAGCCGCATGTGTGGGAAGGGGTAGTGGCAAGGATATTGTTAATGTGCCATTTGATTGTGAAGTCAAAGCAAGGGTTGGCTTTCAGCCATTGGCATATCTAAAACAATTAAAAGCTCGAACATCCGTTTCTGGGGAGATGGGGTTTGGGGTTTTGCGACTAAACGGGCAAGGTGAGGATCCGCGTGACTATGCCGCGATCATCCGTTTAGAGGATCTTATGCCACTACTCTTACTTAAATACGGTCACTTAGACAAAGAACCTACAGAGGCAGACATCGACCGTTGTACTGTCTGTGGGACTTATATGATTCGGAGATGCTTAACATGCCAGCCTACGACTACAAATGCAATCGATGTGGATTAATCAATGAGCTACATCATGGATGGTATGACAAACCTACAGTCTTATGTACCTATTGCAATGAGCCAATGGTAAAGACATTTGCAGCTAATCCAATTCATTTCAAAGGGAAAGGATGGGGAAAAGACTAGCGACACGCCCAAGGCAAGGATCAGAGAATTAAGGCTCTGACCAGCACTTTTACCTTTAAGGAGTTAAAACATGATAGACATCAATGGTACTCTCAGGGCTAGAGCCTTTCAAGGGCTCAGAGCGAGCCGCTCGCGGATAGCTCGCTCGGTAGCACTCGCTATTGGGATAGCTCTATTTGCACCTATGGTACATGCAAATACGGGCTCAATAGATAGCTTCAAATACAACCCAAGAAAATACATTAATGGCACTATGAATAAGACAGAAGCCAAATGCATTAAGTTACTTATTAGTAAAGAATCAGCATGGAATCACAAAGCTGTTGGCAATCTAACTGGTACTCATAGAGTATATGGATTACTACAGATAAAGAATCCAATAGCAAAAGACATGAACCCTATGCAACAGATACAGCTTCACATGAGATACTTAGATCACAGATACGATGGCTCAGCTTGTAAAGCATGGCAACACTTTAAGGATAGAGGTTGGCATTAGATGCCTAGACAATCAGCTCTTAGATCTACAGGATCGACTGCACTCTGGAGAAAGATAAGAGCGCAAGTATTAATGAGAGATCAAAACACTTGCTATTACTGTGGACAGTATGCAGATACGGTTGAGCATTTGATCGAGAGATCTAAGGGCGGTACAGATTCAATGGATAACTTAGTCGCAGCTTGCAAGAAATGTAATTACTCACGCGTTGGATCTAAAAGGGGTGCCTTTTTTAAACAGGCTTTGACACA